TTTCTCTGTTGTTGGTGTGTGTGAGTCGAAGCTTGTTAAATTGTTAACAGTGGGTACCGCAGCTTCAGCATGTGCCATTCTTTGGTGGTACAAGCGCCGCAACATTGATAGGTATACGGGAATTGGCCCGTATCCTACGGTAGTGAGCAACCCACTAGTTAGAGCACTTCAACGTGCTTTAATTGATAAAACTCGTAAGGATTTGCAAATGACATGGTATCCTCTTAATTCGCAGTTAACTAATAGTCCATATAGACATTCCGACAATGGTCATCCAGTGAGTGGTGCATGTAGAGACGCAGCTAGGGAAATGATTTCTTGTGCCGTTGATACGTTGGGTTGGAAGAAATTTGAGATTTCTCCGGCTGATAAATCGTATGATGGTGGACCTGCTGTTGTTCAACATTATTCGGTATCTGATTTACATATGCAAATATGTAATGGTGAACCGGATGATAAAAGTGTCATAGTTGGAATTGATGTGGATTATTATTTGACTGATGTTTCCAAGGTGCTTGGGTATGAATTGCCAACAATATTTCATACTTTTAGCCCCGTCAACGTTTCCGGATTGGATGGTGATTCGGTTTATCGTATTGTTGACAACGAAGTGGTATTTGACGTTGGTGGTGGTAATACTTGGAAGCATTGGGTTTGGGATTGGTGTTCGTATGGTGAATTTATAGAATCAACTTCGGTTGTTAAAACCTGGAAACAATTCTTTTTGAACCTGATTGGAATTAATAGAGTTGTATACCATAAAATTCATTTTGCGCGTCCTTGGAAAACCTGTAAGAACAGGTTGTTGGTCTGGTGTCTGCCGCAATATAGTTGTTGGAAAATTTCTTGGATTGGGACAGATATGCATGCTAGGAAGTTGGCTCGTATAAATTATGCCGACCCTAATAAACCCGGTTGGAACACCGTTGTCAGTCATGATGACGATGGTTTAAAAATCAGTGTTGGTAGAGAAGGTGAAGATGCTTCAATACGTATGTTTAAAACTGATTTTGATATTTTGATGGGTTTAACTAGTGTGCAATCTGTGATGTCGAGATGTATTGGGATGAAATATATTGATCCACGATTTACTGCCCTTTTGGGTCAGTATTTCACTGGTCGCAGATGTTTTGATGAACAACCTTGTCGTTTGGGTAGACCAGCTCGAGCTAAAGTCTACTGGCCTGAGGCCATGGTGTTGGATGGTGTTGAAAGAAGTTCTGCCAGGGTATTTGGTTCACCTATTGTACCTGACGAAGCATTGAATCCTATACTTGGAAATGCGAGTGCCACTTCTATAGCAATCGATAAGAGAATTACACAACAGACCAATAAAGTTGTATCCCCTAAACGTGCATATGCTAGTTATGCGAACGAATTTATTCGTTTGGTTGTCCCGGATGTGGGCCAACAGGCACCTTATACGGTGGAAGAGACAATTGGTATGCTGACAAAACCTAAGCAGATGTTGGCTGTAAAACAAATTATCGAGACTATTGATATGGAACCACGCAAGTTGATAGAATGCTTTGTTAAGAATGAACCTTGTATGAAGAATGGCCGTATTATTTCTTCTTTTGCCGATGTTCGTTATTTGATTAATTTCTCCCGATTTTCCCTTAAATGTAGAGATGTCATGTTACATGGGGAACATAACAAACATTGGTTTATGCCTGGATCAACCCCCACTGAAATATCAAACAAAGTAGTCGATTATTGTTCCACTGTGGAAGAACCCCTAGAGGGCGATTTTAGTAATTTTGATGGAACAGTTTCGGCTTGGTTACAAAGGAATGTGATGAATGCAATATATCATCGATTTTTCAGCAAGGATTATGCTGATGAGTTACTTGGTTATACTGACATGTTGGTTAGTTGTCCGGCTCGTTCAAAATCTTTTGGTTTTAAATATGAGGCTGGTGAGGGAGTGAAAAGTGGTTCACCCACAACATGTGATTTAAATACAATTTTAACCGGGTATATGATGTATTGCAGTATTCGCATGACATATCCTGAGTTACCTCGCGATATTGCATTTATGAATATCGGTTTGGCATTCGGTGATGATTCATTATTTGATCAGAGATATAAGAAGAATTTTAATAGGGTGGCTCGTGAATTGGGTATGAATTTGAAGGTTTCAGCTTTTGACCCTACCAAGGGAATTTGTTTTCTTGGTCGAGTTTTTGTTGATCCTCTGATTACGAATACTTCAATTCAGGATCCATTGAGGACTTGGAGAAAACTTCACACCACGCGAAGGAACCCCAACATTATCTTGTCAACTGCAGCTAAGGATCGTGTAGAAGGTTATTGGTAACGGATCCTTTTACACCAGTTACTTCTGATTATTGCAGGATGATAAAACGTTGTTATGATAATGAGGGGGAGGTTTTGGAAAGACGTATGCTAAGGAATAGCAGTACAAGTGAGAAACCATACTGGCTTACCATGGGCGGAAGTTGGCCACAGGATGAGCGTGACATTGAGTTGATGTATAAGGTCATCATTGCTAGAACTGGATATGATGAGACAACCTTGAGAACTTTGGTTGGTAAATTAAATGCAACAACCGATCCCTGGGCAACATTTACATTGGTAAAGGATTTGGAAACATCTCAGTATGAAAGTGCTTTGGATGATGATGGACAACCTACCAGTGGTTGCGTAGACTTACGTGAAATTAATCAATTATAAAATGAATACGTTGAGAGAATTAATCAACTCCA